TTGGAACCACATTCTACAACCATCTACTGAATGCATACAATGCTCAGACTTTGACCAATGATGAGATAACCCTGGTTGAGTTTATTCAGCCGGTCATTGCATGGAGGTCTGCAGAAGATGCTGTATTCGGTTTGAGCTATCAATTGAAAAACAAAGGCCTTCAGACTCAGAACGGTGACTACTCAGCAAGCGTATCCCGTGGTGAGGTAGCCTTTGGTATGGAGCACTATGCACAGAAAGCTGCTTTCTTTGAGCAGAGGCTCATACGTTGGTTGTTAGCTAACAAAAACCTCTTCCCTATCTTCATATCAGCACTCAATACAGATACTGACCTACGTCCTATGTTCGCAACATGTGAGTGTATCACCCCTTGGCAGTTGACTTGCACAGGGATGTGCGGTAACTTCCGTGAAAATGGCTACAATAACAGCATCTTAATTCTGTGAGACTACAGCTAACCATACTAATGACGGCCCTTAAGAGTAAGTGGCCTATATACCTCAGCATGGTTAGTGCATTCTTTATGCCTATTACAGGGCTAATGTTCCTGATAGGCTTTGCTATACTTGTTGATACAGTTACCGGTATATGGAAGGCAAAGAAACTCAAGCAACCAATCACCTCACGCAGGCTATCTTCTGTGATCAGTAAGATGTTGCTGTATGAAATAACGGTTATTTTATTCTATCTCATTGATTATTTTATCCTTAATGATATAGTGTTAACCTTCTTTTCAGTGCCTTTGATGCTAACAAAAATGCTATCTTTAGTGCTTGTATCCATCGAGGTGGTGAGTATTAACGAAAATTACAAGGCAGTAAAGGGGCTCGACCTATGGATAAGTGCTAAGAATTTAATCACAAGAGCAAAAGAATTAAAGAATGATGCAGATGAGATTAGACACAACCAAGATATTACAGGTACGCCTATCTAATGACCAATACTTCCAAGAGGAGGCTCCAAAAAAGCAGATATATCTCCACCATACAGCAGGCAATGGCAATGCTGTTGGGGTAGCTCGTTTTTGGAACAGCAATGATACCAGGATAGCTACTGCCTTCGTCATAGGTAACAAGGGTACAATAGTACAATGCTTCAGCTCCAAGCACTGGGCTTATCATCTTGGCATAGATAACCAAGACTTTGCACCTCATGGGGTCAGATATCAGAACCTTAACAAGCTAAGTGTTGGTATTGAGGTCTGCAATTGGGGCCCATTGAAGCAGGTTAATGGTAAGTACATCAACTATGTCAAGAGCGTGGTAGATCCTTCGGAGGTTACCGTACTTGATAAGCCCTTCAAAGGTCACGTGCTGTGGCATAAGTATACGGATGAGCAGATAGAAAGTACCCGGCAGTTATTGGTGTACCTGTGTGAAACCTACAACATACCCAAGACCTATAGAAAAGAGATATTTGCCATTGATACGGAGGCCTTCAAAGGTACTCCAGGCATCTACACCCACAACAGTGTGAGGAAAGATAAGAGTGATATCTACCCATGTCCTCGAATGATAGCCATGTTACAAGCATTATGAGATACTTTTTACCCTTATTCAATACACCCGATATGCTTAATAGATTAACTAACCGCACACTTATCGGGTTTTCTCTTTTGTGTGTGATACTATCCTGCTCAGCTCCTAAGAGAGCACAATACCATTACAAGCGTGCCTTAGCTAATGGACTCAAGGTTGAGGTGGGTAGTGACACTATCCGGATAGCTACCATTGACAGCATACCTGTTATTAAGAATGACACCATAGTGTGGGAAAAATTTATTGCATATCGCGATACGGTAATACAGTACCGCACAGTGACCCTTCCAAAGACCAGGTGGCAAACAAGATTAGAATATAAGTACCTTACCAAAATAGAGAAGATAAAAGGTGATGTAATAACCAAAAAGCATGAGGTGGTGAGATATAGACTAAGATGGTGGCCTTTTTGGTTAGGCTTAGCCATCCCCTTTGTGCTTAGGTTAGCATGGAGTGCTATACTCAGTAAACTCAACAGATGAGAAAACGCTTATTTTATGACATTGAGACCTCCTTCAATGTCGGTATATTCTGGAGGACAGGATATAACCTAACCATCAACCCGGGTGACATCATCCATGAGCGTGCTATTATCTGCATCTGCTACAAATGGGAGGGTGAGGATGAAATCCACAGCCTAACATGGAGCAAGAGCCAATGTGATAAGGCAATGCTCAAGGAGTTCATTAAGGTACTACATGAGGCCGATGAAATTGTAGCTCACAATGGTGATAGGTTTGACCTTAAATGGTTACGTACAAGGGCTTTATTCCATGGTATTGGTGTTATGCCATCACCTAAGACTATTGATACCCTTAAATGGGCTAAAAAATACTTCAATTTTAATAGCAACAAGCTCGACTACATTGCCAAACTGCTCAAGGTAGGTGCTAAAATGGATACAGGAGGGCTTGACTTGTGGAAGGATATAGTATTTAGGAAGGACCAGGAGGCCCTAAATAAGATGGTAGCCTATTGCAAGATGGATGTGGAGGTCCTTGAGGCGGTATTCAGCAAGCTCAACAGCTATGCAACCCCACAGCACAACTATGCGGTGCAACATGGAGGTGAGAAGTATGAATGTCCTGAGTGTGGTAGTACTGACTTGAGACATAACAAGAAGGTAGTTACTGCTGCAGGCACTGTACACCATTGGCTGCAGTGCAGAACCTGCAAAAAACACCATAAAATAAGCCACTTGGTATTCACTAAGTACCAGGAGTACATCTACAAGCGTAAGAAAAATATCTCTTAAGTTAAATATCTAAGTATTTTTCACCACTTTTAAGTTAATTACTCGGATTTCTACCGATTGCACCACCCTATTTTTACATTTCCTTATTTAGAATCATTCTAAATTTTACTAATAACTTGTTAATAACGAAACTATTTGTATATTTGTCAAGTATTAACAATTAAAACTTTTATTTATGACAACAGAAAATGTAAGAATTGAGAGAACAAAGAGCTACGGTAACTACCGAGTAACAGGCACCGTTGATGGTGTAGAGGTATCATGCATCACTACAGATAGCGAGGCATTTGACTACCTTAATGATGAAGATTATCCTGAGAAGCAAGCTGCTGCACAGGCTCATTGTGAGATGATTTTACAATTAACCTTTGAAAACCTTTAATCATGACACGAGAATTTGAAATGGAAATGATCATCCTTGACATGGAGCAAGAGCTTCGGGATGAAATGCAGGAAATGCTTGATGCATTCGGTCCACACGACAGTGGCACTAACCATGCAGCAACAAGATGGGCTGTGATTGACGAATTATTAACCCGATTAAATTTGACCCCCAATGAAAAATAAAGTACTTGACGATGTATTGGCTGCACTTGTAGTGGTAGCTGTTCCTGTAGCGATGTATCACCTCTTAATATTTATGCTATGCAGATAACTTGGATGGAATTTCATGACAACTACAATGTGGATGTAAGGTTCACAAGAGATACCGGAACCGAGATAATGGGGATGGTGACATACCTGCAATATAGTGCGAATAGACCTGCATGGATAGCCTGGCAGGAGTTCTATGCAGGGGATGATATCTTAAGAGACCTCCGCTATGTGCTAACACTATCCGAGCTCAAGGCAATTGAGCAGTTAATCAATGAGGCACTCAAGCATCCTGATGGACCCAATGCTCACACAATGAAACTCTTTTACGAAGATACGCTATGAAAGGAAAAACACTATATGAATGTGCACGGTGGTGGAGGTCTCAGTCCTTCAGCCATGACATAGGGGGTAGCTTCAACATAGAGCTATATTACGAATACTTAAAATGCAAATCCAAATGTACCGACTTCAATACTACATCCACACCCAACTCATCCGAGAATGGGTGTTCACAAGCAGAGGACTCTGCAATTGGAAAAAGCGAGAGCTCCTCATGTCAGGAGATTGTCGAATGGGTAACTTCAAAATTATCAAGGCATGAATAAGGAGCAGTTAATTAGAATACTTTACCCTACCGTACCCAGCAGGGCACTATGTGACTACCTTGGATACACCACCTCACAGCTCTACAACAGAGTCTTTAACATGGGGATAAAGAAAAACCAACGTATCAAGTACCTGCAGAATAAAAAACTATCCCTCAAAGCAGGTACTAAGAGCAGATGGCAACCTGGTCACGTACCTCACAACAAGGGTAAAAAGATGAGCAGTGAGCTCTATGCTAAGGTGGAAGGTACCATGTACAAACCTGGTAACAAGCCCTTCAACACCAGGGAGCCTAATGCAACAAGTATACGGTATGACAAGACAGGAAGGCCCTACTCATACACTAAGGTAAAGGATAGCCTGTGGGTGCTCACTCATCGGTTGATATGGGAGTCAATATACGGACCAATACCCAAGGGTCATGTGGTTAGATTTAAGGATGGAAATAACCTCAACCTTGACATTGAGAACCTTGAGTGCATCCCAATGCGTGAGAATGCAATACGTAACAGCATCCACCGCTTCCCCGGTGAATTGCAGACTGTAATAAGATTAAAGAGTAAATTAAATAAACAACTAAAACAAAAACAAAATGGCAAGAAACGGAATGAATGATCTAAGAGACCACCTCTTTGCAGCACTCGAAAGATTAAATGATGATGAATTAACACCTGAGCAATTGTCTACTGAGGTAGAAAAGGCACAGGCAATATCTAACCTGTCAAACTCTATAATTAACAGCGCTAAGGCTGAGGTTGATTTCATGAAAGCTACCGGAATGATAGCTACCACATCGAACCTATTCAAAGGAGTTAATGACCCTAAAAGACTTGGAGATGCTACTAATTGATGAAATATACCACCTTTCAAAGGTGCAGAATGATGACATTGTTAACATCATTGAATTATTCAACCTTCGCAAGAGGTGCCGCAAACAGGAGTATGTATACAAGCGTTATTTCTTAGCTCAGTACCTGGTCCGCAGAAGGCACATGACAGTGCAGATGGCAGGATACTACCTCAACATTGACCACAGCACGGTAAGCTATGGTATTAAGATGCATGACTTGTGGTGGAAATGGAATGATCACAAGTACCTTGCAGCTATTAACCCCATCCCAAAGATGCTGAGCGTGACAACCTATGACAACCCCGTGACAACTTACACGGTAAAATACAACGAGGTTGACACGGAAAATGTGGAGGTAACCATCAATGGAAATTTTCCGCCAAAGTTATTAACCAGTTTCGAGAAACCCTTGACAGGTAAGCAATTAAGCGAGATATTTGCACTGTCATAGGATAAGGGTTAATACGTTAGGGGGCTTCGGCTCCCTTTCTTTTTGCCTCTGCGTGACAACGTGACAACCCAAATGCATATGAGCCATATATTTAATACAGTGATATTCACCCCCCAAAAAGTTGACTTTGAGTTGTCACGTTGTCACGGAAACACAAGAAACCCAATACTGACGGGGCTTATAGGCGTGACAACTACCCCCTTTGAGTTGTCACGGAGTTGTCACGGTTGTCACGGAGTTGTCACGAATTAGAATTATTTAATATATTTGTAACCATGTATAACCCTTACATTTCAATTTTCAAAAGTCTCTACAATTCTAAAGAGACACCCTTCTCTATTAAGGCAATAGAGGTGCATAACAGGATACAGGTAGGCACACCTGATTTAATTAGTAAGATAAAGGCCATCCGGAAGGGTAACAATGAGCTCAAGAATACCCTCATGGCGATCATGTTCAATGGAACGTTCAGTGAACGGAAGGATGATGGCCTTGTTGAGCACTCTGGGCTGTGTATCCTAGACTTTGACAAGTACCCCGATGCTGAGACCATGGCAGCAGAACGGAAGAGGCTTATTGACGATAAGTACACATATATGCTATTTACGTCTCCAAGTGGTAAGGGCCTCAAGGTAGTGATTAGGATACCTCAATGTGATAAGGTAGAGCACCGAAGGAGGTTCAGCCATTATGAGCAGTACATAAAGAGTGAGTATTTTGATACCTCCAATAAGAATATCAGCAGGGTATGTTTTGAAAGCTATGACCCTGATGCCTACCTCAATGAATTTGCAGCCATCTACACTGGCATTGTGGAGGATACAGGATACCACCGCAGTGAATACACCCCCAAGGTGATTGTAACCAATGAGAACCGCATTATTGAGAAGGTGCTGAAGTTTAACCATGGTGAATTTAAGGAGGGAAATAGGGCTAACTACATCTACAAGGTAGCCTGCTGCCTATGTGAGTACTCTATTCCCCTCACAACTGCGGAGAATACACTACTACAATATACGCAGGAAGGCTTTGGAGCTACCGAGATAACCAATACCGTAAGGAATGCATACAAGCAGGCACAGTTTGGGCTCAAGGTATTTGAAGATGTGGAGGCCATCCAAGGTATTAAGAATAAACTGAAGCAAGGAATACCCCCCGAGGACATTAGCAAGCAACTGAGTGTATCTAAGGAGGACATCAAGGCCATCCAAAAGGAGGAGGATATATTTTGGGAGGTAAAAAAAAACACCGTTAACATCATCCCCAACAAGTATGCTGCATGGCTGCATAAACAAGGCTTCGCTAAGTATTATCCGGAGCGTTCAAATAACCCTATCTTTGTATACATTACAGAGAATAAGGTCCAAGAGAGCTCAGTGGAGAAGATAAAAGACCATGTACTCACCTATCTAATGGAGCGAGAGCTGATGGATGTATACAACCATTGTGCTAAGAGCTCACAACTATTCACACCTGGGCACCTTAATATGCTTGACAGCATTGATATGCGTATCCTGCAGGACTCAAAGAACGAATGTTACCTACCATTTACCAATGGTGTGGCAGTGATCACCAAAAACAAGGTAAAGCTACTGAGCTACATTGATATTGATGGGTACATATGGAGGGACCAAATAATCCCGAGGGAGTTTAAGGTGGAGGATAGTTATGAGAACAATTTCCAAGACTTCGTTAACAAGATAGCAGCACAGGACCCTAACCGCATCAAGTCCATGAGGACCACCATAGGGTACCTACTGCATACGTATAAGGACAAGGCAGACCAAAAGGCTGTTATCTTCAATGATGAGGAGATTGATGACAATCCAAATGGAGGTAGTGGTAAATCACTAATGCTCACAGCCCTTGGTCACATCCGGAAGATAGTCAAGATTGATGGTAAGCTCTTCAACCCAGGTAAGAATGATTTTGCCTATTCACGGGTCAACCCTGATACTCAAGTCTTGGCCTTTGATGATGTCAAAAAGCACTTCAACTTTGAGCAGTTATTCTCACTGATCACTGAGGGCATCCCTGTCAACCGAAAGAACAAGGATGAGTACTATATCCCATACGAAAGGAGTCCTAAAATAGTCATAACCACCAACTATGTGATAGCAGGAGCAGGGGGCAGTCATGATAGGAGGAGGCATGAGGTAGAATTCAACCAATACTTCAACGCTAACCACAGCCCTATTGATGAGTATGGGTGCAAGCTATTCGACCAATGGACTCAGGAGGAGTGGAGCTACTTCGATAACTACATGATTGACAATATCAAGTACTACCTGGAGCATGGGCTGTACCAAACCACAGGAATAAATAGTGATATTAAGAAATTCATCCAAAATACCTGTAAGGAGTTCTATGATTTCGTGGAGGATACTCCCCTCACTGCCGATGGTGCTCATCTGCACCGGTACAAAGGACTCATGCAGCAGTTCCAGGAAGAGACCAATGGCTTCAAGGACCTCAAGCCGCAAGTATTTGCTCGATGGATTGACTGCTATGCTACTCACATGAAATATAAATTAACTAAACACCGTAACCATGAAGGCCGCCACTTTTACCTTACTCCTACTCAGCCTGCTAAGCTGTAAGAGCTCACAAAAATGTGATGCATATAGCATCCGAGGATATGATTACATCCAAGTGATTGGATATACTGATACCGTTCCTACCTTGGGAGAGGAGGAGCTACATCTTCCACCTGGTGAGTACATCATTAAGGCATGGAAGGGGGAGGAGATAACATATACAAAAGTAAAGCTATGATAAAAGTATGCGGAAATCCTCACTGTGAGGCAGTGTATCATGAGATACCAAAGGAAGTTACTAAGTGCAATGATTGTGGAGGTACATTAAAAATGATTAACGATAATACATACCAAAAAAAGTATGCTAATTGGTACTTTCAGTATATATATCCATCTATGCAATACCTACATGAACAAAGACCACATTAAAACCCTGCATGAGCTCAAGATCAAGAAGCTACTTGAGAAGTGTCCCCATTACCCACAGGATTACATTATGAAACGAAAATACACCGACTCAACGGCCAATGGCCTCACCAAAGCCATCTGCGACTGGATTAACCTGCATGGATACCAGGCTGAACGTATAAATACCATGGGAGTGGCACGTACAAGGTACCGTACTGATGGCTCAGTGGCAGGCATCCAATGGACCAAAGGCACCGGAACAGCAGGCAGTGCCGATATATCTGCTACCATCAAGGGCAGAAGTGTTAAGATAGAGGTCAAAATTGGTAAGGATAGGCAGTCCGAGGCACAGAAGAGATACCAGGAAATGATTGAGAGGGCAGGGGGTGTGTATATTATCGCAAAAAATTTTGATGATTTTGTTGAATGGTACAATAATTTTGTATCTTTGTAAAAATTAAACCCTTTTAATATGACAACAAGAGCAAAAAAAGAGGAGGTAGTACCTCAGGCGAACAGCCTAAACATCTACCAAAAGCTACACCTGGCTAAGCAGTCAATGGGTAAGGTCATCAAGAATGCCACCAACCCCCATTTGAAGCGTAACTATGCCGACATCAACAGCATTATTGATACGGTTGAGCCTATCCTATTAGACCATGGCCTGCTATTGATACAGCCAATCATTGATGATAAGGTATGCACCTGTATTGTGGATGTTGAGACAGGTAAGAAGATAGATTGTTATCTTCAATTACCCGTTATCACCGATGCACAGAAGCTCGGAGGTGCCATCACTTACTTCCGCAGATATACCCTTGTATCTCTCCTATCCTTACAAGCTGTGGATGATGATGGCCATGAGGCAAGCAGAGCACCCAAGGCTAAGCCTACCCTAACACCTGACAGATTCAACAGTGCACTTCAAGCTATCCAAGAGGGTAGATACACCGTTGAGGACCTAAGAGCTACCTATTCACTAACTAAAGAGCAGGAGGAACAGCTATGAAATTCAGAGCATCACAATTAGGTAAGCTAATGACCTCCTCCAGGACAAAGGGGGAGGCATTAAGCCAAACAGCTAAGAGCTACATCATTGAGCAGGCTAAGCAGGACTTTTATGGGTACCGCACTCAGCTAATGAATAAATACGTTCTCAAGGGATTAGAGCAGGAACAGGACTCTATTGACCTTCTCAATGGGGTAAGGTTCCAAAACTACGTTAAAAATGAGCAGAGGGCAGAAAATGAGTATCTCACAGGATGCTGTGATATCATTACGGAGGATAGCATCATTGATATCAAGAGCTCCTGGTCACTTGAGACCTTTCCGGCTACCACATTTGAGCTGAATGATCTATCTCAGTACGAATGGCAGGGTAGAGCCTATATGTACCTGTACGATAAGCCTACCTTTGAGCTGTGCTATGTGATGGTATCAACCCATCCCGAGCTCCTTAGTCAGTATGACCCCATTGATATCCATGAGGTTGACCACATTGACCCTGCTAAACGTATCACCTCTATCACTTTTGAACGTGATGCAGAGATAGAGATAAAGATGCAGGAGCAGTTATTGGATGCAAGCCTTTTTTATAAGCAAGTATTAACCCAATTAAATAATAAGTAACATGACACAAGAAGAATTCTACAGAGAGGCCTGCCTAAGAGCTATGCAGGGCCTCCTTGCTGCATCAGGACATTACAGGGATGAGCTGATTGCTAACCCATGTGAATATGTTGCTACTGCTGCCCGTCACTATGCTACAGAATTAACTGAGCAGGTGTATGGTGGTGGGGTGCAATGGAATGAGATAACACACACACCTGATAAGCCATGAAACAAACAGCAGTTGAATGGTTTTTGAATGAATTTCAAAAACAGGTTTGGTTTGAAGAAAATTCAGAGCTTGATTTATGGATAAAGAACTTAATACCAAAAGCCAAAGCAATGGAGAAGGAGCAGATGGTAGCGTTTGCAGAATTTGTGGCAACATATTCCGACAAGAATATAAATATCAATGGAGAAATGCTACATGCCAAATCTAAATACGATGGTGCTGAGAGAACAATTGACTTATTAAATCAATACTATGAAAGCAAAACTAACCTTTAACCTACCCGAGGACAAGCACGAATGGGAGAATGCTATCCGGGCTGATGCTATGTACTGTGCTCTGTGGGATCTATCTCAGGAGCTGCGTACTATGTGGAAGTATCAACAGTACCAAACCGAGGAGGAGTATGCCATTGTGGACTCCATACGTGATAAGTTCTATGAGATACTACAAGAGCACAATATAAACCTGGACAAATGATTATCTTAGCATCAATTTTATTAGCCCCTGCCATAGTGTGGGGATGGATAAGTACTATTAATTACATAATATATCTAAAAAACCATGAGTGATTTCAAAGGAGAGGTGGTATTCGTTACCCCTACAATGTCAGTAAATGACAAATTCAAGAAAAGAGATATAACCCTGAAGAGCCAGGATGAGTATCCGCAGTACATTACCTTCCAATTAGTACAGGATAAGTGTGACCTGGCTAATAACCTCAAGCCTGGAGATGTGGTGGAGCTGAAGTACAACCTACGAGGGCGTAGATGGGAGGCACAGGATGGAACCATCAAGTATTTCAATACCATCGAAGCATGGACCATGAGCCTCAGCTCTGCTGCACCTGTTGAAAACAAGTTAGTAAATAACAAAGCACCTAAGCATGAAGAGTCTAACGATCTACCTTTCTGATGGTGAAACCTTCAGCCAATGGGCTGTAAAGCAGGCTAACAGTATGCTCAGTGACCGGTACCGATTGGTTCACTTGGCACTTGACATGAAGGCTCCTTACCATACGGTGAGGAGGTTCATTGCAGGGGAGAACGTAGCCCTTGAGATACAGGATAAGTTTATTTCGTTATATTTGAAGCATGTATACGCTACTCACTCTCATCCCCATAGCATGGTGGATAACAGAATTTGAGCCTCTCCAGGCAACTATTGACCGCATCCCTATGTCTGCATGGCTACGGGATGCTTTCAGTTGTGTGAAGTGTGTCTCGTTTTGGCTTACCCTTTTTGTTTCATTTGATTTCATATTAGCATGTCAAGCAGCTATATTGGCCTACCTATTGAACCGACTGATTGCCAGGTTGTAGATAGGGTGCTCAGTTATCCGGACCCACAGCTATACTCCAAGGTATCCCTGATTGAGCTGTTGAAGATACGTATCAAGTATCAAGGGCCACAGCCACAGGAGTGCTTCTGTGCTTCTGTACGTAGAAGGGTTTGGTTGAAGGAATTTACTATTTGGTATGAAGAGTATCTTAGACAGGTTGGTGTCGCAGCAGTATGAGGAGCTTGAATCCTATACTAACTACCTACTTTCTAAGCTGGGCAGTCAGTTAGACGCTACAACAGTGATTTCCAACAGCTATCTGCATTGTGTCAAGATAGAATGCCATGACATAGATACCATGAAGAGCTGTATGCTCAATACCATCAAGAAGCAGATCATGTGGTCAGGCTCTCAAAGCAATCGTGAGGAGCGTATTAACAGCTCTGATGAGGTAGTCAATGAGATGGATGACACCACGGACCTTGATAGTAAGATAGAACAGGAGAAAGTATACAACCGGAACAAGGCCTATATCGAGATATATCGGTCCAGGTGTGAAGATAGGGTATCACAGATAGTGTTGAGTGCCTACATTGACAAAGGATATAACACAGCACGGTCAATGGCTAAGTATTTTGATATCCCTGTTACCTCAGCTCACTATCTTATAGCTGATATTAAACAAAAACTACGTGAGATACAATATAAGTATGACAATTAGCCAAGCCATAGCCTCATGCTGTAGCCTGTTAGGTATCTTTACAGGCATTTCTCTGCTATTTCACAACTATGATTTAGCAGCGTATGGTGCAGGAGGGTGGATAGTTGGGTATTATACGTTTCTAATTACATCAGAATATGAGCAAAAAGAAGATAACACCAAAGGTGAACCCTGAGTACATCGGTAAAACAATCGAAATAACAGGACCTAACAGCACTACAAAGCTTGAAGTGACTGAAGCATTGGCTGTAGAGCATGCTTTCTACACTGCAATTGGTTTGGGTCATTTATTCATCATTGAAGATGCCAAGACCGAGGATTAACGAGACAGCAGAGCAGTACATCTCACGGTGTATGGCTGACCCTGAGACTCAAGAGAAGTATCCGGACCAGGCACAACGGTATGCTGTGTGTGGTTCCATGTACGATACACCCCTTGGGAACTACAAAAACGTCTTTGCTCAGTCCTATGATGACTATCCCAAGGCTGCCTCAGAGAATGCTAAGATAGCACTCAAGTGGGCTGATGAGAATGGATGGGGTAAGTGTGGTACAGGAGTAGGCAAAGCCAGAGCAAATCAGTTAGCCAAGGGTGAGCCACTCACGGAGTCAACCATTGCACGGATGGCAGGCTTTGCACGTCACAGGCAGAACTCACAGCGAGAGCTCGGTGATGGATGTGGCAGGCTTATGTGGTTAGCCTGGGGAGGTGATGAAGGTATTGAATGGGCACAGAGAAAACTAAAACAGATTAGAGGTGAAAAGTAAGTACATAGAAACCCCTGAGAAAATGTGGGAGCTCTTTGAGTCCTACAGAGAATGGTGCAAACAGAACCCGAGATATAGCTACTCACTATCTACTAAGACAGGAGAGGCTACTGCTATACCTCTTGAGAGACCACTTACTCAAGTAGGATTTAGGTCCTATGCTGCGGATAAAGGGAGTACTGTAACTGATTACTTTAGCAACAAGGATGGGAGATATTCTGAGTATGCCACAATCTGTTCACGCATAGAGGAGGCAATCCGAATGGACCAAATCGAGGGAGGCATGGTAGGGCAGTACAACCCATCCATAACTCAAAGATTGAACAACCTAACTGAGAGGGTGGATGCTACCACCAACGGTGAGAAGATAGATAGCATCAAGGTCACGATAGTAATGCCTGACAGTGAGTGACCAGATAGACTACATGGCTTCGGTGGTGGAGGACTACATTCTTAAGACAAAGGGTGAGAAGGTTCGCATCAACAGGAGACTTGTAGCAATGGATGGGAGGCAGTTGGTCATGCTGTTCAATGCCTACCAAAAGATAGTACATGGAGCTGAAGAGCACGATAATATTTCAAAAGAACCACCAAGCCCTACAGGGTCCTGAGAGGTTCATAGTTAACGAGGGAGGGTCACGGTCATCAAAGACCTACAGCCTGTGTCAGTTGGTGATAGTGTACTGCCTGCAGAACAAGGGTAAGGTAGTATCTATTATTAGAAAGACTTTCCCTGCATTAAGGGCAACAGTATTAAGAGACTTTACGGAGATACTCAAAGACCTCGGTATATACTCACTCGAAGCCCATAACAAGTCTGAGCAGATATACACCTTCCCCAATGGGTCTATGGTGGAGTTCTTCAGTGTGGATGATGAGCAGAAGATTAGAGGTAGGAAGCGTGACATTGCCTGGTGCAACGAAGCCAATGAGCTGTACTTCGATGACTTCACTCAGCTCAACATGAGGACAGAGCACAAGCTGATATTTGACTACAACCCATCGGATAACAGTTCGTGGCTGTATGAGCTACCTGCTGATGACACGGTGCTAATACGGTCCACCTACAAGGATAACCCTTTCTTGCCTCAGTCTATCCGTAATCAAATCGAGGACCTCAAGAGAACGGATGAGGCACTGTATCAGATCTATGCCTTAGGGCAGAAGGCAGTGAGCAAGAGTAACATCTACTCTAACTGGACCTTCATGACTCACAGGCCTGCAAGGTTCACCTCCTATGTGTATGGACTTGACTTTGGGTACAACCACCCCACTGCACTCATGAGGGTGTATTGGCATGAGAGGGACATCTTCATTGAGCCTGTTATCTATGAGAGCTACCTGACCACCACCATGCTCATTGAGAAGATGAGACAGCTCAACATTGAGAAAGAGGTCACTATCCTGGCTGACTATGCACGGCCCGAGATAATTGCAGAGATGGTCAACAGTGGGTACGATGTCATCAATGCTAACAAGGTAGTCAAGAAAGGCATCGACTACGTTAAGACCTTCGGGGTGTACTGCATGGATAACAAGGAGATAAAGAGGGAGTATGACAACTACAAGTGGAAGAAGATAGGAGACCACATCACGGATGAACCTGTCAAGCTCTTCGATGATGCCATGGATGCCGTGAGGTATGCGGTGACCTACATCAAGGATGAGTACTTCACGGACAGTGCATACGTGTCCTTCTAAACAGATGAGAACATTAAGACAATATAAGTATGGCAGTATCTCTAATCGCTAAACCCTACACCCTTACCCCTGCATATAACGAGGTGAAGTTCATCCATGACTCCACCAACAAGAACCTGCAGGGCTTCAAGTATATATATGACATCTATGAGAGCGGTACCACTAACAAGATAGCTGAGTACCGGGTGCTACCTGTGTACAGCACTGGCTATGGTGAGGTGGACCTATCCAAGCTCTTGCAGTCCTATGTGAGCTATGACTTGAATCTAACGAACACAACGGTCTACAACGCAACCAACAGTCACTACAAGTACGATGTCAAGGTAGGTGAGGAGTATCTGACTACCACCACCTACACTGCTGCACTCACTCAGTACCTGGTAGCTCCCTACGTTGGAAGGGTACAGATTAACGTAGCTAACACCTTCGCTGTGGGTGATCAGATTAACATCACACAGATAGGTGTGGGTGTAACGAACCCGAGCATGGAGGGGCTGTTCACTGTGGTGGTAGCTAACCCTGCCTTCATTGTGGTCAATGTCCTATGGTCAACCATTGTGAACCCTAACAAGGACGGAGCAATCACCTATGCAGATGGTCGGAGAACAGTTAC